TCAACAAATGTTTGCTGATAAGTAAGCTGGAAAATCTAAGGCAAATTTTACAACAGCTTGCTCAATGTGCTCGTCTACTCGATTTTTGATATTCGGTACCCGACGAGTTTGATTAAGTAATGCTTCTACACCGCCTTGCTCTACGGCTTGTTGATAGCGATAGAATGTATCTCGGCTCATCCCCATCGCTTTACAAGCTTGAGAAATGTTTCCGAGCTCTTCTGCTAAATTGAGTAAACCAGTCTTGTGTTTAATGAGCGGATTGTAAGTAATAAAACATGAGAGTTTCCTTTTTTGTTTAGATTGAATTTTAGACACTCATATTCTAAACGGGAAACTCTCATTTTTATAATGATTTGTCAGATCAAGTCTGATCTTCTACAGAACATTTGACCTTGATGTTTGTGCAAGCTCGCACAATGCAAAATGCAAGAGGTACATTACCGCCGAGCAGGAAAGGTATCCGTATGCAACACACGATAATCACCGCCTTCTACTCTCGGCGGTGCATTAAAAAATCCAACTCTTTAAAATCGTACCCTGTTTTAACGTCCTTTTGTAACAGCAACATATAACGGCTCTCAATATTACCGCTCACACGTTCAAACAAAGGTGCTTCGTCCCATTTTTCCCGTTTTTTCCAGCTGGCGATAGTGGACACGGGAATGTTAAGCATTTTGGCAATTTCCGTGAGTGAATAGCCAGCCCAATACTTTAATTGTGCTTCACGGTGGGTATTCATATTAATTAAAGCGGTCTGTTCCGCTTGGTTTGTTGCAATATCCGTCATTGTTTTGCGTCATCGTTGAAAATATGGCTATTGTTATGAAACGGACGGCGTTTGTAGAACAGTCCCCTTTGTTAAATCCTGCTTAACAACCGCAACGCTTTGCACCTGTTTGAAAATCCAATCACCATATCGGCAATTTTGAACATTCTCATTTCGAGGAAGCATTTATGCCGAAAAAATCCAACTGGTTTGTGGTAGCCACAGAAGGAGCAACGGTGGACGGTCGTCAGATCGAACGCCAGTGGCTTTCTGATATTGCCGAAACGTACGACCCGAAAACCTACGGCGCTCGTATCAACCTTGAACATTTTCACTTGTTTTGGTTCGACCCTGAACTTGCCCATTCAAAATGCTACGGTGATGTGTTAGCCGTTAAGGCAGAAGAGAATGACGAAGGCAAATTACAGCTTTATGCACAAATTGAGCCAACGGATGAATTAGTCGAGTTAGTGAAGAGTAAGCAGAAGGTTTACACCTCAATCGAAGTCCGCACCAATTTTGCCAAAACAGGCAAAGCCTATTTGACAGGTTTAGCGGTGACTGACACGCCAGCAAGCTTAGGCACCCAATATCTCTCTTTCACAACGAAAAATGGTGAACAGCAAGGCGAAATCTTTACCACTGAAGCGGTGGAATGTTCGCTTACCTTTGCAGAAGAGCCAGTGTCATTCTTTGAAAAAATGAAAGCGATGTTTAGTAAAGAAAAAGCTGACACAGCCCAACATAAAGCCGACGTTGAAGCACGTTTTGCTGAACACGAACAGACACAGTTGCTTTTAGCAGAAAAATTTACAGAGCTAGAAGAGAAGCTAAAACAAGCCGAAGCGGAAAAAATGGCATTGTGTGCAGATTTTGAAAAATTATCCGCCGATCTCACCGCTTTACAAAGCCGTGTTGATGTTATCGGCAGTGAGCCAGAACACGGCTACACGCCACGCCCTGAAATTACGGGTGGTGAATTAAATAATGAACGTGTTTTCTAAAAAGGACAGAATATGAGAAAAGAAACAGCGACCAAATTTAACACTTACCTTGCAGGTGTAGCACAAGACAACGGTGTGGATTACAACCACATTTTTACGGGTAAAAATTTCGTTTCTTCTAACGATGATTTCGTTGTCGAAAATTATGCACAAGTCGCCCTGTTGAAAAACATTAGTATGCTTGGTTCACCTGATACTACTGGAGTAGGCGGTTAATGCGACCAACTCAAGCCCACTATTTGCGAGTAACTGCGGAGCTTGCTCAATCTTCTGAGCAAGCTCAACTAGAAAACCTCGACGAATACGAAAAAATGCTTTATTTGCTGGCTCGTCATAAAAAAGACCTGAAAGCCATTGCCTCAATGGAACAGCGAGCCAGTTATAAAAAAAGCATTCTTCACCACTATTTGCCGTGGATTGAAGGGGCATTGAGTGCGGGCAACGGCAAACAGGACAATGTACTGATGACGTGGCAAGTATGGTCGGTGGATTGTGGCGAGTATCACCTTGCTTTACAAATTGCCGATTACGCCATTCATCAAGACCTAACATTGCCTGACGGCTTTAGTCGTTCGCTTTGCTCAATGCTTGCTGAAGAGTTTGCTGACGCTGCGAAAAAAGCCCAGAAGGTGCAAAAGCCGTTTGAAGTGAGCTACTTGTTACGAGTGGACGAACTCACCAAAGAGAAAGATATGCCAGACGAAAGTCGAGCAAGGCTCTACCGTGAAATCGGCTTGCTACTTGAAACGACACAGCCTGAAACGGCACTCAGCTACTTAGAACGGGCATTAGAACTGAATTTAAACATCGGTGTGCAAGGCAGTGTTAAAAAACTTCAGAAGCAGTTAAACCAAGCCGACACCGACTAAACCGAGCAAACCACGCAGCCGACGGGGCGTAATAATGGGGATTTTATTCGGCTTGTTTACCCTATTGATGAATTGGTACTACAAAGACCGAGAAATCAAACTGAAAGAAAAAGCCCTTGAGCGTTATAAAATCAACTTAAAGGACATTTTAGACGATGAACAAAAATCTTAAATTCGGCGGAGCGATGGTCTGCGGTATCGGTGCGATTATCGGCTTAGTACAGCTTAATCACCCTGAAATCCGCACCAGTCCAAAAGGCTTAGACATTATCGGCAACACTGAAGGGTGCAGACGAGATCCTTATGTTTGCCCTGCGAATGTACTCACCGTCGGCATTGGTTCAACCGAAGCCACAAGCGGTAAGATTGAACGCAAAATTTACAGCGACAAAGAAATTGCTGACCGCTGGGCAAAAGATTTAGCCGAGGCGGAACGGTGCGTAAACCGCTACGCCAACGGCAAAAAAATGCCACAAGGAGCGTTTGACGCATTGACATCAATTACCTTCAATGCAGGTTGCGGAACAATGCGACATTCGACCTTGTTCAAACTCGCCAATCAAGGTTACAGCCCTGCAATGTGTGAACAGTTTAGCCGTTGGGTCTATGCCAATGGCAAAAAACTGCGTGGTTTAGAAATCAGACGAGAAAAGGAACAAGCACTATGTTTAGCATTATAAGCGGTATGATTGAGAAAAGTTTTGGCAAAGCGATGATTATCGCCTTGCTGGTTGCTGTCTGCATTAATGCCTTTCTCTGTTACGAATGCAAAATACTGCAGGCGGATAACAAAGCCAAACAAGCAGAAATTGCCTTGGTGCGAGCGGATAACCAAAGCCTAGCCAACCAGCTAGAACAGGCAAACCAACATATTCTGCAGTATCAAAAGCAGGTGGATAAATTACATCAACAAGTTTTAACTAAGCTCACCCAAGCGGAGAAACGCACCAATGAAATCTTACTTGAACTGGAAAACAATCAATCTTGGAGTTATCAGCCTGTGCCTACTGGCGTTAGTCGGTTGCTCAACCAAAGAAGCGATACAGTATCGAACAGTAAAGCCAATTCCGCTCCTTTGCCCCCAAATAAAGCAGTGCCACAGCCCCAAGTTCGAGATAAAAACCAACGCTGATCTTGCAAAATCTCTCGACCAAAGTTTAACGACCATTGAGCTTTGTCAGGTTGAAATTCAAGGCTGGGAAGCGTGTGTGGAAGGTTATAATAAACGTATTACAGAATAATGATTGCCCCGACTAGTCGGGGCTTTTTATTGACAGATGAAAATAAAAAGCCGACAATGCAAAATATATTGTACGTTTTCTATGTAATGGAGGGGCAATATGAATAAAAATGCACCTTATATTCGTGAAATTGTTGATCGCACAAAACAAGTCGGTGGCACACGAATTGTCGGTAAAACCAAAGAAGAAATTCAAAAAAATGCTCTGTTGGTACTACAACAGCAATTAAAACAATCAAATCAAAATGTTAGAACGCAAAGTCCCGACCAATCAAGGCTTTTGGTCGTAAATTGACAATTTTCTTATTCAACGTTAGGATCCAACTATTCCCTTTACAAAGCGGAGAAAAACAATGATTATTTTACAAGCTCAACCTATGGCGCAAGTGCCGCATAATGCAGTATTTGCAGTGGTTGAAACACACCAAAAGCCATTGCGTGAAGTGCCAGCACTCAGCCCACAAGAATATAAAGTGTTTGCGAATGTTGAACGTTATGCACAGCAAATGACAGAAGAAAGTCTAATGCGAGCAATGGTGCTGATTAAATGAATGTTGCATATACGCAACTCTTCAATATGGCATTTTCCGATGAAGAAGATAAACAATTCTTTATTGAACAGTTTAAATATTGGAAACAAAATGGCGAAAATAGTAGCTATCATTTTGGCAAAGATGGGTTTTATACCCCTATTCAATCAGGATTAAGACACGTTCATCTTGTTCCCGTTATTAATATCCTTGATAAAATAAATTGGGATAAACATTGGCAAACAGGGCAACGCCGAACGAGTGATACTTGTCTTGTGTATGTTGAAGATGGCTCAGATTATTTACTTATTACCATTTTACCTGAACCATTAGCCCATAAAATTGCAGCTCAACGAGAAGAAAATCATCGTGTAATAATGAAACATTTCCGACACATTGCAGAACAATTTTTCTATTATCGAAATATTGTCAGTTAAATAAAGCGACACTAGTCGCTTTTTTGTTACCCCCAAATCCACACCCACAACCATTCGCCCCACCTTTGCTACTTACTCACAATATCGCTATTTAACTCAACGAGAAAAAGCGATGAAAGACCAAATTGACCGAGCCAATGAGCTTGCCGAAAAAGAAAGAGAGTTTGCCCTTGCAAAACTTCGCAACAAACCGACCGCTTGTAGCCTGACCCATTGCGAAGATTGCGACGAACCAATTCCCGAAGCCCGTCGCCAAAACGTGCAAGGTTGCACCCGTTGCATTGATTGCCAACAAATTTATGAATACAAACAAAAAGGCTATCGCAAATGATTAAACCAGACAAATTGCGTGACCTGCTCACCAAAACCATTCCTTATTTTGCGAAAAAACCTGAGCAATTACAGATTTACTATGCCAACGGCAAAATCTGGGCGACAGGGGCGACATCACTTAGCTACCAATATCTCTACGACTTAGAAATTGTGGTGGAAGATTTCCCTGAACACCCTGATTTACTGTTTGTGCCTGTGATGGAATTTATCCGCTTGCAACAATCGGAGCTGATGACCAATCCCAACAAACAGGACAGTATCACCTTTGAAATTGACCCAAACAACAACGCCACCCACGATATTTACATCAAAATCCCACTGACCGAGCGTGTTATTGTCAAACAAGAAGGCGATCATTACCAAGTTCACCACGCCGAAGAGCCACAGCCGACCGAATGGCAACCTCTGGAACGGCTGACTATTTTGTGAAAGGGGAACAGGTGTATGAGCGAATGGGAGCGATGGAATAATGGCGACAGACGACATTATCAAAGTTAAATCAGCGTTTAATGCGTTGCTCAAAAATATCAGCAAACCACGGCGACGGTTGCTATATCAACAAATCGGGCGTGAATTGGCTCGTAGCCAACGCAGACGTATTACCGCACAGCAAAATCCTGACGGCTCGTCGTACACGCCACGCAAAGTACAACGTAAGAAACGCAAGGGAAAGATTAAACAAAATGCAATGTTCTTAAAATTGAAGTCAGCCCGATTTATGAAGTTAAGAACCGCTGGGGATAATATCGAGTTGGGTTACAGTGGCAGTGACGCACATATTGCACAAATTCACCAGTACGGGTTAAAAGGTCGAGTGGTGAGAAGTGCAAATTGGAAGGTGAAATACGATCAGCGTGAGTTGTTAGGCTTTACCGATGAAGATATTGAAATGATTGAAAATTTTGTGATTAAGGCGTTGGCAGGACAGTAAAAAAGGCGGTTAGACCGCCTTAGAGTGATATTTTTCAATGAGTTTTTCATTATCTTTATATTTAATGCCTTTTTTAGCGAGATCATCTTTTACAACTTCATCATCGGCTGCAAACCACGCCACAATAAAGAAAATGATAAATCCAACTAATACAACAACAAAGCCAGTAGTTGGTAGTAAAAAGTAGAGAGATACCAAAATAAGAGCAAGAGATAATCCAATAAAATTTGAGAAAAAACTCAGTATGGCAACCAAAATCGTTCCTAGAGTTGTCATCGCTCCTAAAGCGATTGAAATTCCCAAACCTAAGAAAGCACCAAAACAAATTAATGCTATTGGAATAAGTAATAGTTCCATAAACGCCCCCTTGTTTTTGTGAATTATTGAGCGAAAACGGATCTATTGTCAATAAAAAGAGAAAAAATGATGAGCAATTTGAAATTAGAAGTGTTGTTAAGTGCGATCGATAAACTTTCTGCCCCTTTTAAAAATGCAAGTAAGCAGGCGGAAAAGCTATCAGCCACCTTAAAAGCAAGTAAAGATGCCGTGCGTGAGTTGGAAAAGGTGCAAGGCAAAATCGGCACATTTAAAACAATGCAAACCAATCTTCAAAAAGCGAGTGAAACCATTCAGAAAACTACAAATAAAGTTGGTGATCTGACAGGTAAACTTGAGAAGATGAAAAAGCAGAAGGTTGATTTAAAAATCCAAATTCAGGCAGAAAAGAGAAATTATCAAAAATTAATTTCAGGGGGAGGACTTTCTGAAAAAACATTGCAAGTGGATCGTAATATCGCAAAAATGCAACGGGAATATGAAAAATTAACTCAGAATATTTCTGTTACAAGTAAAACGCTCACTAAAGAAAGTAATATATTAAAACAATCTCGCACTGAAAAAGCCAAACAACTTTTAATTTTCCGGAAATTAAAACAGGAATTAAAAACAAGCGGTATTCATATTAAAGATTTATCTAATAGTGAATTATCGCTAGCGGAAAAAATAAATAAAGCTAATCAAGCTATTGATAAACAACGGCAAGCATTAGAACGTTTAAATAAAGTCAAACAGCGAAATGAAAATTATCGGCAAAATGTCGATAAATTAAGAAATACCAGTGAAAGCCTACAAAATTTAGGACAGCGATCAATGGTAAGTGGTGCGATCTTGCTTGCCCCTGTGGTTGGTATGGGAAAAAGTGTTGTAGGAATGACACAAACGGCAGGTAAATTTGAGCAGTTTAAAACCATACTCGAAACGGTTGAAGGCTCAAGTGAAAAAGCTAATCAAAGTTTTGAATGGGTAAAACAGTTTGCCGTAGATACGCCAGCGAATTTAGATGACGCAATGGAAGCCTTTGTACGATTAAAAGCCTACGGTTTAGATCCAACTAACGGCTTAATGCACACCTTATCAGATACCTCCGCTGCGATGGGTAAGCCAGTAATGCAAGCGGTGGAAGCCATTGCTGACGCAGTAACGGGTGAAAATGAACGTTTAAAAGAATTTGGTATTAAAGGTGCCGTTGTAAAAGGGACAAATTTTATTGAATATACCTATACAGATAAGGACGGAAAACAACAAGTTGCTAAGGTTGATAAAAACAACCGCAAACAAATTGAAAGTACGTTACAAGCAATTTGGAATAATAAATACAAAGGTGCTGCTGAAAAGCAATCAAAAACATTATTAGGCATTTGGTCAAAGTTAGGCGATGTATGGACAAACTTTCAAATGCAAGTAATGGAAACAGGTGCATTTGATTGGATTAAAGACAAAATTCAAGGGGTTTTAGATACCCTAGACAAAATGCAACAAAACGGCGAATTAAAAAAATGGGCAGAGGCATTCGGTTCTGTCATTATGGAGATCTCACAAGGGCTTTGGGCATTTGGTGAGAAAATCTTTGCCGCAGTGAAATGGGTGGCTGAATTTGCACGAGAAAATAAAGGTGCTATTGCAACCTTTGTGCAATGGTCGGCAATTTTAGGTTCAGGTCTGACGATTTTCGGCGGTTTGGCAATGGTATTAAGTTTTGCCTTATATCCTGTTGCTCGTTTAATTTATGGTTTCGGGCATTTAAGTGGCATCACAACCTTATTTAATAAAGTATTATTTGATAATCATAAAAAATGTAGATTAGCAAATAAAGCTCTATATCAATATTCAACCACCACGAGTTATGCAAAAAGTAAATTTATAACTTTTAAAAATACTGTATCTAAAGTTCCGAATAAAATTCAAAATTTGCCGACATTACTACAAATTGGATTTATAAAGTTAGAAAGTAAGTTAAGACAATTTTTCCCTTTGCTTAAAACTAAAGTCTTTTGGATAAATTTAGCGAAAGGTGCAATATTTAAACTTTGGGCAGTTATTAAGTTTCTATTTTCACCATTGAAATTATTGCTCGGCATTTTTTCACCAATTGGATTAGCGATTACAGCAATATCTCTTGCTGGTATCGCCTTGTATAATAATTGGGAAAAAGTCAAAGCCTTTTTCGGTGGATTTTGGGAGGGATTAAAACAAGGGCTTGCACCAGTGCTTGAAAAATTCACACCACTTGGAGATTTATTTGGTGTCGTTTGTGGTTGGATTGAAAAGGCGGTGAAGTGGATTGGTGACTTTTTCGCACCGGCAAACGAAAGTGCGGAAAGCCTCAATAAAGCGGCAGAAGCAGGTAAAAGTTTTGGTGAAATCGTGGCTAAAGGGATTGAATTAGCACTTACGCCATTAATGTTAATGATAGATGCGTTTAAATGGATTGTTGATAATGTTCAAAAAATTGCATCAAGTATTGTTACTCCTGAACACGCCAAACAAATTGAAAATACTGCCAATATGGCAAATATGATGTACGACCCGAATTATGATCCAAGCTCTAACAATGTGCCAAATAAACCAAAATGGTCAGGTGGTTATGCTGGTAACGGTGGTAAGTTTGAACCAAAAGGGATTTATCACGGCGGCGAGTACATTATGACCAAAGAAGCCACAAGCCGAATTGGTGTGGCGAATCTCAACCGCTTAAATTACGGCGGTATTGCAGGTATGGCTGCTTTAGCTTCTACGGTAGCACTGGCACAACCTATGCCTGTGGTAAAAGTGGATAACCGTCCGCTGATTGCCCCAACGCAAATCCAACGGCAAGCCCCACCGCCTGTTAATCAGTCGGTCAATATCACCGTCAATGCAACCGCAGGGCAGAGTGCTGAAGAGATTGCTCGCCTTGTCGCACGAGAGCTTGAAAAGCAACAACGCAACGCCCAAGCGAAAGCACGCAGTCGATATTGGGATAAGTGACCCAGTACCCAGTTTGTGACCCAGTTGAAAAGCCCCGAACAATCGGGGTTTTTACTTGCAGAATACAGCAAGTTAAACTATGATCCGCCTGAAATAACGAGGTGGCTATGAAAAAATCATTTACAGAAAAGGCAAAATCATTGAAGGGCGTAAGTCTTGCAATGGGCATTTTTACATCTTTTTTTAGTCAAGACACGCAAGCGACACAACAAAATGATGTGCAAAATCTAATGCAACAGGTCAAACAAACATCTCAAATTCTTGTTCACCAAAATGTTGATGAAAGGTATTTCTTTTCCGTGTTGTCTCAATTGAATGAAACTATCGCTCTATTAAATGATGTGGTTCGTTCAATGTCAAAACCTGAAAAAGTTATCAATGATCTTATTTTTATTGATACAGGATTAAATTCATTAGCTCAAATGGTTCGTCAGAAATATATTGAATTTTTAAGAAATAATATTTCGGAACGCACTATCTTTAAACATTTTACGGCTGAAGTTTTTAAATTCAGTGTATTTACTGAAAAAATGCGTGAAAAAACAAATCATTATTCCATTGTGCCAAGTAAATCAAATTTTACTCAGGCTGATTTAGATGAATTGGTGACAAAATACAATGGTTGAGATTTATCTTAGTCCATTTGTTATTATGACCGATGGTTTAGCCAAATTAATTAATGATTTAATGTTATTAGAACAGTCAATGGGGCATTTTCGTCCCGATACTATTGGAAACTGGGGAGCATTTGAAGAAAATCCGCGCGCGATGTTAGCATTAGTAAAAAAGGTACACGTAGCCGTATCTAATGAAGATTTTGAACGATGGAAAAAGAAAACAGGTCAAAATCGTAAAAGTGATAATTATCTCATTTATACTAAACACGAATTAGAAGAGAATACTTTTCTTATCTTAGATTTTATTACTCCTGATGCTCATCAAAAAATAAAATCAAAGCTATCTGATATTGTTTTATTTGCGGAAATTTTTCAAAATTGTCACTCAGCAAAAATAGCCGAACATTTTAGACGGTTTGAAGAGATAAAATAAATCTCGATTTCTTAAATAAATATTGTTTAAACCCAAGCGACTTCGGTCGCTTTTTGTTACCCCCAAATCCACACCCACAACCATTCGCCCTTTGTACTTACCTTTCGCACAATATCCCCATTTTTAACTGACGGATTTTTATTGTGCATCACGATCTATCCCTTGTGTATCAAGCACGCACCGATATTGTGAATGTGTGCAAATGTGTGCAGTTGATGTGTGCAGTTGATGTGTGCAAATGTGTGCAATTAATTTTAGAACAGATCAAAATCGATCAGGAAATGACTGTTTTTTATAAAAAACAGGGGGTAGAAAACGTGGTTTTTAGTGTGTAATTAGTTATCAAATACTATGTAAGTATTTGTTTTTATGGGAATTTTATAAAATAAAAGCAGAAATGGGAAATTTCTGCTTTAGGGAAAATGGTGCAACAGTCCAACTTCGTCTTAACGCCCCTGTATCAACAGGCGATTTCGCTTGCACTTTCGCAAAAGCATCTAACGCTACTTTACGAATGACTAAGTTTTTCCGTTGCTCAATCTGCTCAATTTGTTGCTGAATTTGTGCAATAAAACTACTCATTTCATTGTTTCCGCCCTTGGCATTGATAAAGCATTGCAACGTTAGCTGGTTTTATCGGTTGAACGGCAATAATGCTCCAGACTTCGCCATTCACTTCAACCGCTGAGCCTACCTCTGCTTTTTCTGTCAGATAAATCACCACGTCGCCTTGCTCTATTGTAACAGCTGACCCTTTAGAAGCTCCGCCGCTTTGAAATGAAGGGAAATCATAAGCCAGATTATCAAAAAGACAGTAAGCATTCTGTTTCCTGATCTCAGTTTGCATTTTTCCCGTGGCTGGATCGTATTGCCCAGATATTTGTGTTTTAATCAAACAAGGCGAACCAAACTTCTGAATTAACTGCTTGGAGATTTGCTTTAATTTGCCGTACAAGTTACCCCCTTAACAAGGACACATTGTTAGTAGATGATGAATTTAAAAAGCGAGAAAGCAAGGTTTTGACATACTCAAACCGATTGCTACTACCACTGATAGTCGCTTGATTTTCGTAATTGACAGAAATAGGCCCTACTTTCACGCTTGCCATCTTCTGTTCTGGGTTCTGATTTAGATCAGACTGCAATGCTAATTCGCAAACCGCATATTTCACTTGTAACGGAATTTCGCTACTCTCTTGACTATTCTCTTGACGTGGGAATTGTCTGATTTGTGTTGGGTCTACTTTCTCTCCCACAAAACGATAATTGTGATCGAGAAAATCTGATGCACTGACTAAGCGCCGAGCTTTTTGTTCATCATCAAGTTCATTCCACGCCTCAAAACTGGCCCTCAATTGATGGTAGCCATTTGCCTCTTCAAGGGAAACATAACTATCCGTTGGTACGTTCAGGGTCATTGTCGCCCCCTTTCGCTTGCTTTAATAACGCAATCAGCTCATCTTTCTTCGCTCCTTGTGGAATTTCCACATTTAAGGCTTTAAGTGCGGTGGTTAATTCTGGCACGGTCATCTTGTCTAATGGTTTTTTATCAGATTGTTCATCAACCCATTGAACCTTAACCCCTAAGGATTGATACGCTTGTGCAATCTTAGGAAAATCCCCATAAATCACCACATCGGTCACCTTACTTTCTGCTTTTTCAAAATACAGCGGATTTCGGTAATGTTTATGCGGTTCAAATCCTGTGGTTTGCGTTGTATAAATTAATTGCATTGATTACTCCTTCTCAACATAAAAAGCGGTACGATTTTGTTAATTTTTTGCAAAAACGCACCGCTTTTATATTCACTTAACTTAGTTAGCTTAATTCAATTAACACGCCAGCCGTATTTTTATTGCTGGTCGCATATTTTTGCCAACTTGCTTCCGTGCCAATGGTCGAAAGGTTAGGGTTCGCTCCCGCACTTTCTTTGTACGAATAACCTAAAACATCAAGGTTAAATGTGCCTTCCGCACGAATACCAATCGCTAAGTTTTCTTCACTGTTAATGTCATAAGCTCGGAAACCCGGTAATTGCGAATTCGTGATAGTAATTGCTCCGGCTTGTAAGCCTAAAATGGTGTTAGCTTTGGCTTTATCCGTTACTAACACAGGCTTGCCCATTGTTGCCGGTAAACCGCCATAAATAATCTGGTCTTCCGATTCAAATACTTTATTTGTAATTGCATCATCAATCAGATCAAAATAGACAGCAGAGTCCATCACCCATAAACCAATTCGCCCAAATTTATCCCCAAACTTACGCATCCCTTTGGTCAATACTTTTTTGTGATCGGTTGCAATAGACGCCGAGGCTTTCATCTCAGCATTCGTCCCAATTGCCGCCATTGCACCAGCAGTCAAGTATTTAAAATAACCGTCTAATAATGCGTCCGCATAGTCTTGGCCAATAAGGATAGAAAACTCCTCCGTGCTTCTCGCTCGGCGTTTCATTGCCTCTTCCGTAATTGCATAAGGGCCGTATTTAAACGGAATTTTCACGCCAACCATTTCACCCATCGCAATGGTTTTATTCTCAACCGCGCCATTACTATTTACATCACGATGTTCCAAAGAACCACCGATTTTGTAAAAAGATTGTTTTCGAAAATCGCCTTGGATATTCTCATCTTGCAATAAAATGCAGCCGTTTGAAGCAGCATTAAATACATTAAGATTATCTTGAATACGCTCTAAATATGCAGTTTGAGCCAGTTCATTGTAGATAATCACATCTTTGTTTAAGCCTGTTGCCATAATGTTTTCCTTTATTCTTTAGGTAGATTAAGATATGCCTCACGACCGTGCTCCTGAATAAACTTGTTCATCTCTTCAGGGGTCATTTGGCTACGTTTAAATTGTTTGCCAGCGGGAGAGCCTGCACCACCGCCACCACCGCTTGAGCCAGAGCCTTTTAGAATAGAATCTTTGTTAGGGTAAGCATCCACTAAAGCCTCTAACGCCTCTTCAAAATCCGCACGTTGCCCTGGTTTCACTCGACTGAAAATTTCGTTGCCAAGCGCATCTTTTGCCAAAATTGCACCGTTTTCATCAATGCTAAAATGCTTACCAAAGAACGCTTGAGCCACATCAACAGGCATTGCCAATTTCTCTGTGACAAACTTAGAGCGAGCAAACGAACCGCCGATCAACTCAGTATGTAATTGTCCTTGCACTTTCTCTGCTAACGCTTTGGCATCTGCCAGTTTTTGCTCATAGCCCTTAATCACTTCTTGTTTAACCTTTTCCGCTTCACCTGCATCAATCAGTTTTTTAGCATCAAGATTTTCCACTGTTTTTAAGGCCTCTTTTGCTTTTGCAACATCCTCAATCCCGTCAAACTTTTTGAGTTCCGCTTCCGCTTTCTCTTTAGCCTCACGGTGTTGCTTGTTTTCAGCATTGAGCGAAGAAATTTTTTGCATTGCTTGCGGTGCATCAAAAGGGATTTCCTTCCCGTCATCGTGGATATACACAGGTTTGCCATCTACAACCACAACATTGCCGTTTTCATCGAGTTTTAATTTCATTTGGATTTCCTTCCTAAGTGAGTTTGTGTTTCTTCCGAAACGTGGATAATAAAAAACCGCTTATACATTGCTGTATAAGCAGTTTGGTTGAAATTTAGGTATAAAAAAACCTAGCACTTAGGCTAGGTTAATAATTGTAGCTCCACAAAATGAGAAAGGGAGCTACAACGGAAATAGCTCTGCTTAATTTAATTTCATCATTCTTTCATAGGCTTCACGCTTGCTTTCTCGCAATGATTGTATTTCTGACTTCGTCAGCTGTCTTACGTGAATTGAGGATAAATCTCGCTTCCCATTCTGTGAGTTTTGAGAAGTCATAGCCAAATTCTGCCGTCCACCAATATTCAATACTGCCATACTTTTCCCTCAATTGATTCAGTGTTTCTTTAGATAGTCGTAATTGTACAGAATATTGTTTTCCTGTCAAAGCATAAGCACCAACAACTTTGCCATTTTGTTGCTCAATATACCCTTTAAGGCTGGCTAATGTACCGCCTTGCGTTTGAGTATCATCGAGAATAATAGCCAGTTGACCTTTAGGATATTCTCCATCAAATGCAGGGGAATAAATCAATCTATGCCAACCATCACCTGCTGTTCTAGAAACCTTAGTTGCTTGAACAATGGAAAGATCGACTTTTACATTCAATTTCTTCGCTAGCACTGTAGCAGTTGCTACAGGAATCATATTTCTACCAACAGCTTCTTCAGCGTGAACTGGAACAATAATAACATTCCGACCAGCGATGATTTTACGCAATTTCTCAATTGCTTCATCTGAAACAAGATCTTTTGCCAAATGGTAAGCCGCATCAATATCCCCTCTCTTGGCTAATTCATAAAGAGGGTGAGATGTTGCATCAGAGCCTCTCCCACAATTTGTGTAAATACCTGTTTCTGAGATAATACATTCAGACACAGGTATTTTATTATGAACGAAAAACAACTTCACGCCTTGGCAGCGGAATTTGCCAAAAATCTAAAAACACCAGAAGACCTCAATCAATTTTCACGGATGCTCAAGAAAATCACCGTCGAGGCTGCGTTAAATGGTGAACTGACCGACCATCTTGGTTATGAAAAACATCAGCCTAGAAAAGGTAAAAATGCACGTAACGGTTACACATCTAAGACCGTGATTTGTGATGAAGGTGAGATAGAAATTGAGACGCCTCGTGACCGTGACGGCACCTTTGAACCGCAACTTATCAAGAAAAATCAAACTCGCATCACAGGAATGGATGAGCAGATTATTGCCTTATATGCCAAGGGGTTAAGTAATCAGGAAATCGTTGAAATGTTCAAAGAACTCTATGATGCGGATGTGTCAAGCAGCCTGATTTCTCGCGTTACCGACGCCGTGAAAGAACGCGTAATGGAATGGCAAAATCGCCCACTTGATGCGGTTTATCCAATTGTTTACCTAGATTGTATCGTAGTTTCAGCTTTGCATTGTGCATTTAGTGCGTAACAGCTTGAAATTCGTTTCGTGGAAAGATTACAAAGCCGTCACCGCAGATTTAAAGCAGGTTTATCAGGCCCCGACGGAAGCACAAGCTCGCGAAAATCTGACCGCACTTTCGCAAAAATGGCAGGCAAAATACCCGCTTGTGGCGAAAGGCTGGGAAGATAACTGGGCAAATATTGCCACATTTTTTGATTATCCAGCTGATATTCGTAAAGCGATTTATACCACGAATGCTGTGGAATCGCTTAATAGCGTGATTCGTCGCGTGATTAAAAAACGAAATGTATTCCCGACGGATGATTCAGTTTTCAAAGTGATTTGGCTTGCGATTAAAGATGCATCAAAAAAATGGACAATGCCGATTCAGAACTGGAAACTGGCAATGAATCGATTTATGATTGATTTTGGTGATCGCTTAGACGATCACCGTTAAGTTGAAATGGGTGTTTACACAGAATTTGGGATAGGGTCTTTTCTGGGGTGCAAAGCACACCTGAAAGCACGCTCACCCAAAAAGAACAAACCCTACTTGAAGACTACCGAGAAAGCAACGAGCAGGGTAAAGAGGCCATCGAAGAAGCCGCAAGTGCTTTGGCGGCGACGGCGGCACTTACGAATCGTAAAGTAGCGTAGAATTTTTTAACCAACTATAAGGAAATCGAATTATGCCAACATTAGAACAAGTTAAAGTCCAACTATCTCACGTTAATGGTATTGAAAGCCTTTTCGGAAGAAAAGAAATCAAAGAGCTTCCTAATATTTTATGGGAAGATGAAGTGGTCGAAGGAATGATTACAGGAACTTACAATTCTAAAATCGGTGCATTATTTGCCACTAACAAACGCTTGATTTTTGTGGATAAAGGATTGCTATTTGGTTTGAAGGTGGAAGATTTCCCTTACGATAAAATCACATCAATTCAATATGAAACAGGATTAATGTTTGGCAAAATCACAATTTTTGCTTCAGGCAATAAATCTGAGTTGAAAGATGCAACAAAAGATCTTGTGCGTATTTTTGCTGAAACAGTGCGTGCAAGAATTGAAAATAAAGGAAAATCAGCTCCAGTCGCACAGCCAACTCAAGCCGTTCAAGGTTTGTCAATGGAAGATAAAATCGCTCAGTTAGAACGTTTGCAAAAATTAAAAGAAGCAGGAATTTTAACTGATGCCGAACTTGCAGAACAAAAGACAAAAATCTTGGGGTAATTTTATGAAAAAATCCCTTGTAATGTTATCGGTGGCAGGCATTGCCACCTTTGCCTTTGCTCAAACCTTCACTTGTAGCAAACGCACCTGTAGCCAAATGGACAGCTGTGAAGAAGCCCGTTTCCATTTAACTCAATGTGGTGTCAAAAGCCTAGACCGCGATAAAGACGGCATACCCTGTGAGAGTTTGTGCGGTGGGAAGAAGAAAAAGAATGGATAAATTAGCCTGAGGGAATGAAATGACAGTGGAACAACAAGAAAAAACCGAAATGACTGAATTGAAAAATCAAAGTGAACAATATGATGATCCTATTGAATTATCTAAAAATAATTTACTTGTGATCGTTTTTGCCAAAACTAAAAGCCCTTATTTTAAAATGGCATTGTCTATTGCTACTGGAGCTTTCAAGTTTTCATCTTATGAGTTAGATAAAGATATAATCTACACTTGTACTTTTGATAAAACACCTGAACAAGCTGCTAGAGCCCTGCTATTGCTACGTTATGTTGATGGTTGGACAACAAAACAAATTTTTGTTGCTGGGAAATTATATACTGGTTCTGGATATTACAGCTTAGGTTCTATATTAGAATGCTATCAAAATGCCTGCCAATGCTTAAATGCAAAATCGCATTGTTTATCTTTAACTAACAGGTTGTTTAAAGATGTTTACTATTCTCAAGGATTATCTTTGTCTATTTTCTCTGAAAAAAAGCCAAAACCGAAAGAAATTCAATATGTTATTCCTTGCAAGAAATTAGAAAATCGTCCAATAGAGCGAGGAGAACATTTTGGTTCTTGGAAGGAACAAATTCAGGCATTAGCTGTTGAAAATAACGTTGATTGGTGTCCAATGTTTAACTTAGATTATTTCAGGCAATATGAGTAAAGTTACAATACAGCTACAATAGGCACTTATTATCGAGATTAAGGAATTAAAAATGAGCAAACAAATCCAAATTACAGCAGAAAAAGTCATTGAAGGACTATATCTCTTTACTCAGCAAAATAGCTGGATTCTAAATAAGAAAGAGCCACTAACAGCATTAGCCCCCTTAGCTGAAAAAGAGGCAGTAGCCTTTCTATATTCACTGTCGCCAAGTTCGGAATCAGAATGGAATCAACTTTCCGAAAGCGTAAAAAATGTTGTAGCTGGTCTATACTGCGATTTTATGTACAAATTACTCAATCCCAATTCACCTTTTGCAAAAAAAACATGGACAGTTTCACAAGATCTTAGTGTTACTGAGCAAGCTTTAATGGTGATAAAGCAAGAGATTGATCGTGCTCACACAGGCTTAACAACTGTGCAATAAAACATTGTAGTGTTGAGATGTCGTAAGTTGCTTCAACAGAAAAAGCTTTCATAAAGACTCCTTTAAGGGTTGACTATTGGATATATCATACCTACTAAATTTCATATTTTTTCTTAAACCAGTTTAAAATCCATTTATCTCCCTTTCTCATAAACTCCGTTGTGAAGTTAAACCTTTACAACGGAGTTTTTTATGTCCCAAACTGCAACCCTTTCTGATTTTAACAAAGCCTTTGATCGTGTTATTCAACACGAAGGTGGCTATGTAAATGACCCACGAGATGCAGGCGGTGAAACCAAATTCGGTATCACTATTCACACTGCTCGTGCAAATGGCTATACAGGGTCAATGTTCACAATGACTCGTGATGATGCCAAACAAATCTATTTAAAAGCCTTTTGGCAACGCTATCGTTGCAATGAATTTCCCCCTGAGCTTGCCTTTCAGTTTTTTGATGCCTGTGTCAATCACGGCTCGGGTAATGCCAGTCGTATGCTACAACGTGCTGTGGGTGTCGCTGATGACGGCATTATTGGTGAGATTACCCTTGCGGCAATTCGTAAGCGTTCCACCGTAGAAGTCGTTACCCTTTTCAATGCAGAACGCCTTGAGTTCTATACCAAGCTCAGTGGTTTCCAACACTTCGGCAAGGGCTGGATTCGCCGTATGGCAGGCAATCTGCGTTATATCGCTGATGATGTAGGGGATAAATAATGAAAAAACTCAGCAACAACGCTAAACGTAGTCGTGCAAAAAATGGCGGTCGTTACACTACCGCTGAAGTGATTTTATTAGAACGTGGGTGGTATTGGTAATGGCTAAATTTGCAGAACTCTTTACTAATTCGGACGGTCGCCTTTCGACCACAGGATTTATCCAGTTTTTCGGGGCGTTATTGATGTCAGCGATTTTGGCTTATTGTGTCTATTTAGATCGCAGTTATGTGCCTGAATTATTTATGACCTTTGCAGTGTTCTGTGGTGGTCAAGTGGCAACGAAAGGGTTTGCGAATGCCTTGAGTAGCAAGCGACAAGGAGAATTTGAATGATGACAGTAAAAATTGTGACCGTAGTGTTATTTCTTGCTGCCTGTGTTTTGTTTTGGCTTTGGCTCAAAGCAGAACGCTTGGCAGAACGTAATCGGAAGCTACAAGCAGAAAACCAACAACAAGCGGTCGAAATTCAGCAAAAAAATGCAGAGGTACAAAATGCAAAAATTCAACAAACGCATCGTGAAAATGTTCAGCGTGTTAGCTCTGATACCGTTGATGAGCAGTTGCACGCACACAACTACTTCCGTGACGACGACAGGTTGCACAGCATTCGGGCTGATTTACCCAAGCCGTCAGGATACGACGGAAACGAAACGCCAAGTACTAGCACACAATCTGACCTATGAAGAAGTCTGTAAGGAGCAGTCTAAATGACAGAGATTCTGGATTTCTTACGCCAACATTTCGCCTTGATTTCTACTGTTATTGGTTTAGTTGGGGCTGGATTTTGGCTAAAAATGGATAGTAAGTATGCCAAAAAATCCGATGTGAATACCCTTGCTGAAAATGTTGAACACTATGACCGTCGTCTAACTCAGCTTGAAACAAAAGTGGATAACTTACCCACCGCTCAAGATGTGGCAAGACTTGAAATTTTAATGACGGAAGTGCGAGGGGAAACACAAACTGCCAACGCAAAAATGACTTCAATAAATCACCAAGTCGGCTTATTACTTGAAGCTAAAGTATTAAAGGAATGATGTATGCAGACAATTTTAACTAAAGATCAACGCTTAGTGATTTTACGTTCTCTTGCCGAAGCTGGCTATGATGCCAACGAGTCTATTTTAAGTGATTGCCTTGATTTATATGGTCACGATATTAGCCGTGATCTCGTGCGTAATCACCTTGTATGGTTAGAAGAGCAAGGGCTTATTCAGCTTGAGCGTTTAAAAGATGGCTATATGGTTGCCAGCATTACGCAACGTGGGTTAGATGTGGCTCAAGGTCGAGTGACGGTTGAAGGGGTAAAACGCCCAAGACCTAAGGTTTAAACGGTTTTTAAAGGATATTTAAGGAGCGTTTAAATGAATGAGAAAACGACCCGTGGACGTGCAAGTAAAGTGGATTTATTACCGCCGAACATCAAAACCCAACTGGCAATGATGTTGCGTGATAAGCAATATTCACAAACGCAAATTCTAGAAGAAATTAACGATCTGATCCGTGATTGTGGGCTTGATGAAAGCTATTGTTTAAGTAAAACAGGGCTAAATCGCTATGCCAATCGTATGGAAAAAATGGCAAGTAAAATCCGTAATGCACGAGAAGTGGCAGAAATTTGGACGAAACAATTTGGTGAAGCTCCGCAGTCTGACATTGGGAAAATCGTGATGGAAATGGTGAAGAATATTGCCTTTGAAACGTCCATTAGATTGGGTGAACAAGAAGGTGGTATTGAGCCGAAAGATTTAGCATTGTTATCGTCAGCATTACAACGTTTGGAGCAAGCGGAAAGTTTAAGCTATGAGCGTGAACGTAAAATCCGCAAGGAAGTGATTGAACAAGCTGCTAAAGCCGTAGAAGAAAGTGGTACACAGGCAGGACTGTCCCTTGAAGATGTGACAAAAATGGTAAAAGCAGTTTATGGCATTGAATAACACCGTTCTCTATGACTATCAAAAGCGATGGTTAAACGATAAAAGCCGTTTCAAAGTAGCAATGTTTGCTCGTCAAACAGGTAAAACATTTACCACTACCCTTGAAATTGTACTGGATTGCTTAGAAGCAGAAGCCAACGGCGAACGTACTCGCTGGGTAATCCTTTCTCGTGGAGAACGCCAAGCGAAAGAAGCAATGAATGAAGGAGTAAAACGCCATCTTGAAGCAATGGGGATTGTTTGCGAAGTATTGGAAGTGCCTTTTAAAGAAGACACTACGATTAATGCCTTAGAAGTGATCTTCCCTAATGGTTCAAAAATCACTGCATTACCTGCCAATCCTGACACGGCTCGTGGTTTCTCAGCCAATGTGTTCTTAGATGAGTTTGCATTCCACCAAGATAGCCGTGAAATTTGGAAAGCCTTATTCCCTGTGATTTCTGCTGGTTGGAAATTACGAGTTGTTTCTACCCCAAATGGTAAAGGTAACAAGTTCTACGAGTTGATGACTGACTTAAATAATAATGAATGGTCACGCCACTCAGTTGATATTTATCAGGCTGTTGCAGATGGTTTACCTCGCAATGTAGAACAGTTAAGAGTGGGCTTAAATGATGAAGATGCGTGGGCTCAAGAGTTTGAGTTGAAATGGTTAGATGAAGCAAGTAGTTGGCTCTCTTATGATTTGATTGATGGTGTTGAGCATTCGCACGCAGGATTGCCATTCCACTATACAGGTAATCCGTGTTTTGTCGGCGTTGATATTGGGGTGCGAAATGACCTATTTATTATTTGGGTTATTGAACTAGTAGGTGATGTATTCTGGACAAGAGAAATCACCGCTTTAAAACGAGCGAGTTTTGCAACACAAGATGCTGAGCTTGACCGAGTATTTGCAGAATATCGTGTATTGCGTTGTTGTATTGACCAAACAGGCTTAGGGGAGAAACCCGTAGAAGATGCTAAACGCCGTTTCGGTGAATACCGAGTTGAAGGGGTTATTTTCACCCAAACGAATAAAATGATGCTTGCTACCCTTGGCAAAGAAGTATTTGAAGATAAACGACTACGCATTCCACAGGGAGATAAAGCATTACGAGAAGATTTGCATAAGCTCAAAAAGGTGACTGGAGCAAATGGTCAGCCACGCTTTGTTGCAGAACGAGATAGTCAAGGTCACGCAGATAGAACTTGGGCGTGTTTCTTAGCATTGTATGCGGCATCTGATGTGAAGCAACCTGTTGCACCACTAGCACGCAAACCACGTCGTAGCCAGCAACTTTCTGAAGGTTATTAGGATATGAAAAATAAAAAAGATTTAATCAGCGAAATTGCCACTCGTGCAAGAAGTTTTGACCATTGGGCAACGGGGTATCATCTGCCGAACCCTGATCCTATTCTCAAAAAAATGGGAAAAGACATTGCTGTTTATCGTGAATTACTATCAGATGGGCAAGTTCGTTCAGGTGTCCGTCGCAGAAAGGCGGCAATCAAAGGCTTAGAGTGGCGAATTACGACCACGAATAATGAAAAAGTTGATGAGCAACTTTATCAAGTATTTAACCGCTTGCCATTAAATAACATCATCACCGAAATGCTAAACGCTTCTCTGTTTGGCTATCAAATTTCTGAAGTAATTTGGGCGGAGCGTGATGGTTTGATTGTGCCAGCTGAAATTATCGGTAAAAAGCCCGAATGGTTCGTGTTTGATGAAGACAATCAGCTTCGCTTTCGTACCAAGGAGCATTGGATTGAGGGTGAATTATTGTCTGAGCATAAATTCCTTTTAACGACACAAGAAGCGACCCAAGACAACCCATACGGCTTAGGTGATTTATCGCTGTGCTTTTGGGCGGCAACCTTTAAGAAAGGCGGTTTTAAATATTGGTTAGAGTTTACCGAAAAATACGGCTCGCCGTGGCTTATTGGTAAACATCCACGCACGACATCAGAGCCTGAAAAAGATCGTTTGGCTGATAGCCTAGAAGCAATGATAGGGACAGCCATTGCAGTTATCCCTGATGATGCCAGTGTGGAAATTGTGGAGTCCGCAGGTAAAGGGGCTTCTAGCGACAGTTACGAGAAGTTCTTAGCGTTCTGTAAAGGTGAAATCAATATTGCGTTATTGGGGCAAAACCAAACGACAGAGCAAGAAAGTAATCGTGCATCGGCTACCGCAGGGCTTGAAGTGTTAGAGAGTATCCGTGCAGACGACCAAGCGATGATTGAAGCAACCTTCAATCAGTTGTTGCAATGGATTTGTCACTATAACTTCAATGTCGAGCAGTTGCCTACATTTGAGTTTTTTGAGCAAGAAAGCATAAATACCGAGCAAGTTGAGCGTGATGAGAAGCTACACCGAATGGGTGTGCGGTTTACGAAGCAATACTTTATGCGTGAATATGGCTTTGAAGATGGTGATATTGAGCTACAAGCGGTGAGTTCGACGGTAAATTTTGCAGAACATCACCATCACGAAACAGAAATGGATCGGATTGTCAGCCAAATGGGTGAACTTTCTCAGCATTCATTAAACGCTAATATTGCTCAAGTTAGAGCAAGACTTGATACCGCCGAGAGCTTAGAAGAAGCTCAACAAATTTTAGATGATATTTTGCCCCAGTTAGATTTTAGTGAATATGCACAACTGTTTGCCGAAGGGCTAACCACGGCGACATTGCGTGGTCGCTATGAAGTGAAACAGGAAGCCAAGCGATGAGCATTGTTGCACAACCCTTGCCGTTTAGTGAGCAAATTGAATACTTTCGTAAGAAAGTAAATATCCCAACTGCAACCTACCTTGATATTTACGGCGAAGCCCACGACTATGCTTTTGTGGTTGCAGGAGCTCATACACAAGAAATCATCGGTGACTTTCGCCGTGCGATAGATGATGTGATTGAGCGTGGTGGTACATTAGAAGAGTTTCGTAAGGTATTCGATGCCATTGCCGACAAACATAGCTGGGAATATAACGGTGGGCGAAATTGGCGTAGCCGTATTATTTATGACACTAATCTTTACGCCAGCTATAACCACGGGCGTTATATGCAACAGCGTGAACTTGCTGATGTAATGCCTTATTGGGAATATGAGCATAATGACTCAGCTCACCCAAGACCGCAACACGTTGCGTGGGACGGCTTAGTATTACGAGCAGATGATCCGTGGTGGGACTATCATTATCCAACCCGTGCATACGGTTGCCATTGCACTGTGCGTGCCTTAGATGATGTCGATCTCAAATATCAAAATAAAACTGTTCAGCAAGCCCCTGAAATTGAGTGGGAAGAAAAGGTGATCGGACAGCGTTCAGGCAGTCCGAGAATTGTGCGAGTGCCGAAAGGTGTCGATCCAAGTTTTGAACACCCAAAACGCCTTGTGCCTGTGCATAAGGTAGATGAAATTTTAATGCAGAAACTGGTCGAAGCTCCACCGCAGTTTGCCAGTTCTGCGGTGAGTAATGTCTTGAATTATGCCCCTGCGTTAGCCTTATTAAACCGTTCAATGAAAGAGATGGTGGACACGGTTGTCGCAGATAAAATGGCTCGTGGGCAGATGAAATATGTTGGCGTTATTCCCCGTGATGTAGTGAAAAAACTCGAAGCTATGGAGCTTGCGCCGCAGACAGCCGTGATTGCGGTGCGTGATGACGATATTCTGCACGCCTTGCGTGATGTGAAGCAAGGTAAAGGGATAAACCTACCGCTTGAGTTTTGGCAACAGTTGCCTGAAAAATTGCGTAATCCGAAAGCGATTTTATTAGATAGTTCTCAAAAACTTAATGCACTGTTATTTGTGTATGAAGAAGATGGAGCCAAAATAATCATTTCAATGGACTATAAAGTACAGGTGAAAAACAGTGTTACGAAGAAAAAGGAACGGATTGCACTGAATATGGTGACAACTGGCACAAAAATTAGCAATGCTCGTCAATGGGAAAGTTTGAAAGGCTATGAAGTCTTATGGGGTAATTTAGAGTAGTCCGCAGGTTTGCCTGATTCGAACAGGATCATACGGTAGTTGCCTAGCGTAACCTTTCCAGTAGGAAACCCCCTGCGGATAGCCAAACTATACGCCTAAACTATTTTTTAATCAATAGGAATAATAATGATCCATATTAAACTTGATGCTGACCAAGCTCTCAGGGGCTTACACCGTACAGCCCAAAACTTGCAACAGGGTAAAAAGCTCTTTGGGGTATTAGGTGAAACGTTACGTTCAATTCACAAAGACCGTTTTGAGAAAGAACAGGCTTCACCTGATGGAGAAAAGTGGACTCCATTATCGGCAAAGTATCAGGCTAAAAAACGTAAGAATGCCGATAAAATTTTAATTCACGATGGCTATTTGAAAAATCTACTTCGCTTTCAAGCAACCAATGAAGGCGTAACCTTTGGAAGTGACCGCAAGTATGCTCGCTTACATCACTTTGGCAGTAATAAAGCCAGTGGCAAAGGTTCAGGTATCCCCGCTCGCCCTTGGCTTGGCGTAAGTAAGAAAAATGAAGGCTACTTGCTGGCAAAAACAGAACATTTTTTACGAAATGTGATTGGCAATAGCTAAATTTCAAAAATAACGCCTAAAACGCCCGATTTAGCGTTTTATTCTTTTTTCAATAAATGATAGCTCGACACAAATTCAAGGCGTTTATAAACACCTGTAAACGCCTTAAATCGCATATTACACTTCTCTTACTTGTCTATTTTATTTTTGCATTCCTTAAACTAGTTTAAAAGCCGAAAACACGCTCTTTTTTCATAATGCTTATCGAAACGGAGGCATTATGAATCTAATCGAAATTTTCAAAGCTGGCACTCGCAAAGATGCCAATGGCACAGAAGTCACTATTACTGTTGCCGACCTAAAACAAGCCGTAGAAAGCTATAACTTGGAATTTCACGAAGCCCCTGCGGTGATTGGTCACCCTGAACATAACCACCCTGCGTATGCGTGGGTGAAACGTCTAGAACTGGAAGGCGATATTCTCAAAGCCGAACTTGACCAAATTGACCCTGAATTTGCCGAGATGGTGGATAAAGGGCGGTTTAAGAAAGTGTCTGCTTCATTCTATCTCGCCAATAGTCCGAATAATCCTAAACAAGGCTCACTCTATTTACGCCACGTTGGTTTTTTAGGCGCGATGCCACCTGCAGTAAAAGGACTTCGCAACCCTGTTTTTGCCGAAGGCGAAGAAGGTGTGGTGGATTTCTCAGACTGGACGGAAGCAACCCTGTGGCGACGTTTGCGTGATTGGATTATTGGCAAGCACGGTCAGGAAGAAGCCGATAAAGCCCTGCCTGATTATTTGGTATCCAGCATTCAAGAAGATGCTGTGCGTGAAGATATGAAACGCTTTTATCAAGTCCCTGAGTCTAACCCTATTTTTAATGAACCAAAGAAACCTGAAGGAGAACGTCAAATGTCAATGACACCCGAAGAAATTGCAGCAATGCAAGACGAAAATGCCCAGCTAAAAGCTGAAAAAGCTCAAGCTGAAGCAGATAAAGTTGCCGAAAAACTGGAAGCAACCAAGGCGGACAATGCGTCCTTTTGTGAAAACTTAGTCACTCAAGGCAAACTTGCCCCTGTTGCAAAAGACGCTGCTCTTGCCTTGCTTAACTGTTCGGCAACGATGGCAAGCGGTCAAGTCGTGAATTTTAACGAAGGGGAATCTATTCACAGCTTAACCAAAAAGTTCTTAGAAACCCAACCGCAAGTGGTGCAGTTTGGTGAAGTGGCGACGAAAGAGAAAGCTTATGAAGGTGAGCCTGATACCGTCAGTTATGCTGAAGGAACTGATCCAAATTCCATTGAAGCAGACCAGAAAATTCGTGCTTACGCCAAAGAAAAAGGGGTGAGTTACACCGAAGCATTTAACGCTATTTACAAATAAGGAGCCGAAATGACTACTCATAATTTACAAAAACTCCGTGTGCAAGACCCTGTTTTAACAGAACTCGCACAAGGCTATCACAACAACGAACTTGTTGGCGAAACCTTAATGCCAACAGTAGAGATCGAAAAAGAAGCAGGAAAAATTCCCAAATTTGGTCGCCTTGCTTTCCGTTTACCTACCACCGTGCGTAGTTTGCGTGGCACATCTAACCGCTTAGATCCTGAAGATATTACAGCGATTGATGTTTCACTCGAAGAACACGATGTGGAATATGCCATTGACTATCGTGAAGAAAATGAAGCGATTTTCTCTCTCCGTCAATTTGCCTTAAATACAACGCAAGATGTGATTGCTTTAGGTCGTGAGAAAGAAGTGGCAACGCTTGCTTTAAATGAAAGTAAATACGATACCGCAAACAAAATTGCATTAAGTGGTACATCAAAATTCACCCATAAAGATGCTGATATTTTTGGCATTTTTGATACAGGTATTCGAGCGATTAAACGCTCTATTGGGCGTAAGCCAAATGTTTGTGTGATTGCAGGTGATGTTTGGGCTGCACTTAAAGAGCATCCAAAAGTAATTGAAAAATTGAAATATTCACAAGTTGCTATCGTGACACCTGAAGTGTTTGCGAAATTGATTGGTATTGATACCGTCAAAATTGGTGAAGCAGTCTACGAGCACGAAAGCCAACTCAAAGACATTTGGTCTGATGCGGTTGTTTTAGCTTATGTTGCCCCACGCTCAGCACAAGGTAAAGGTACGGTTTATGAGCCATCTTATGGCTACACCGTCCGCCGTAACAAGGGTTTATTTGTCGATACATATAAAGAAAACGGTGGCAAGATTGAAGTAGTTCGTACCACCGATATTCACAAACCACATTTAGTAGGGGCTTCTGCAGGCTACTTAATTTCAAAATGTATCTCAGCCTAAGTGATGGGGAATTTCCCCATCATACTCTGAAATACCATTACACATAGGGAAACAAACAATGAAAGCCAAAGTAAAACATACTGCATTGTTACATAACGGTAAACGTTATGAAGTAGGTGATGATATTGAGCTGACCGAACAGGAAGCTAAGGGTTTAGCTTATTACCTTGAATTAATAGATAGTAAAGCTGAAGAAAACAACGTAGAAACCACTAAGGTGGAAGATACAGCAAAGGCTGATGAAGCTACAAAAGTACAAGCTGAAGCTACCGCTATTGCCGATGAGTTAGATGCTAAAGAAGCGGAAGCTACGGAAAAAGCGACTAAAGAAAAGGCAAAAAATAATGTACATCACCGCTGATGAGTTAATTGGCTCTTTTAGTAAGCAGATCTTAGTTCAACTCAGTAATGACGACCACAGAGCGACTGAAGTGAATATGGCTGTGGTGGAACAGGCAATTCAAACGGCTTGTGAACGTATTGATGCATCACTGCGTAGCCGTTATGCCTTACCCCTTACTCAAGTGCCAACAATGATTAATTCGCACGCTTTGTACCTTGCTCGTCACTGGCTTTACGCTCGCCGTGCAGAAATGAAAATGCCTGAAACGGTTAAGGACACCTACGCTCAAGTGATTAAAGAGCTAGATGCAATTGCTAAAGGTACGTTACATCTTGGATTAGCCAATGCAGAAGAGGTGAGTGAAACAGGCGATTTATTGCCTGACGTAGGTGAATATGCAGTGCGAGCCAAACAGCAAATAGATACAGGGGGTTACTAATGTCTGCCACCTTGCCGATTTTGACCGAGTTTGAAACTCGCTTGAAAACGCAGTTTCCCGATTGGGATATTCAGCTAATGCCCGATGACCCTAGCCATTATTTTCTGTCACACCCAAATGGTGCGGTCTTGATTAGTTATGCTGGGTCAAAATTTAGCGAGCCACGCTCTACGTCGGTGATTACGCAAACTCGCAAGGTGCATATTGTCTTTACGGTGTTAAGTCGCAACTTGCACAACGACTTTGGTGCTTTGCAGTTTTTAGATGAGTTACGGCTCTCTGTGGTTGGCTTTCAACCGATGGACTGTACGCCAAGCTGGCTAGTTGAAGAACAGTTTGATGAGCAAGAAAGCGGTGTGTGGATTTATCAACTAGTTCTAGCCACAGAAACATTGCAAATTCAACGATTACAAGCGGTCGATTTAGAGCCGAAATTTACCACGTTGATTGCTAGACAAGAACATCAACCCCTTGATGTCCGTTTAAAACCCAAATCATAGGAGAATAGTATGTCTCAATTCCATCACGGTACAGAAACCAAACGAGTGAAAGGCGGTTCTGTACCTGTTCATACCGTCGATGGTGCTATTATCGGTATCGTCGGCACTGCCCCTGTTGGTGCAGTGAATGAGCTGAAATTGTGTATGACCAAAAAGGATTTTGCACAATTCGGCAATGTGTTAGATCGTGGCTATACCTTGCCAGATGCCTTAGATATTATTAGCCGTTATCAAGCAGGGCAAGTTTATGTGGTCAATGTGTTAGACCCAGCCAAACACCGTACGACGGTTTCAAGTGAAAATTTAACCTTAGATAAAGACCGCCTGACCGCAACCTTAGCATACGCTGGGGTGATTGAATTAAGTCTTAGCCATAGTTCAGGTTCGCTGACAAGTGGGCAAGATTACACCGCCGATTTACTGACAGGTGAAATCAAGTTCCATCGTATGTTAGAAAATGTGACTGCGACTTATACTTATGCAGACCCAACCAAAGTCACGGAAGCAGATATTAAAGGTGCGATTGATACAGGTACAGGCAAACGTACAGGCTTTGAAATGTTGCGTGCAGGCTTTAACTTGTTTGGTAGTGATGCCAAGATTTTACTCTGCCCACACTACGACACCCAAGCAACAATGGCAACTGCACTAGAAACCCTAGCAAGCCAACTCAATGCGATTGCTTATATCCAAGCTCCACAAGGCACAACCCTTGCAAAAGCCTTGGCAGGGCGTGGTACAGAAGGACAAATTAACTTCAAGACTTCAAGTGACCGTACACATTTATTCTTCCCACACGTTGTGGGAGAGCGTAATACTCTTGAAAGCCTTGCGACCCACGCTGCAGGTTTGCGTATGCGAACGGACGTTGATTTTGGCTATTGGTTCTCAACGTCTAACCGTCAATTAAAAGGTGTGATTGGAGTGGAAATTCCGCTGACCGCTCGTGTTGATGATATTCAATCAGAAACCAACCGCTTGAACGCAGTGGGTATTACGACGGTATTTAACAGCTATGGTACAGGCTTCCGCTTGTGGGGTAACCGCTTAGCGAATTACCCAACGGAAACCCATATTGTCAATTTTGAAGTGGTACAACGTACCGCAGACTTAATTGATGAATCTCTTCGTCGTGTAGAGTTGCAATTTATTGACTTGCCGATTGATGATGCTTTGCTAGATGCATTGCTAGGCACGATTGAAACCTATATGGGTACATTGCGTTCTATTATTGGTTTTGAAGTCTGGCTTGATCCTGATGCGGATTTGGTTGATGCCTTTAGTAAAGGCAACGTGCCGATTAAATATAAGTTCACGCCAAAAATCCCAGCGGAACGCATCACGAATACGTCCGAAGTCACTCGTGAGTTCTTAATTAATTTAACCAGTCGTGGAGGTAATTAATGAGTGTGGTCATTAACCAAGTGGCAAATGCCAATGTCTATATCAACGGCAATAGCTTTTTAGGTCGAGCAAAATCCATTAAAACACCAGAGTTTGAAGTGGAGTTTGCTGAGCACGATAACCTTGGCTTAATTGGCAAATTGAAACTGCCGAATAAAGTCAATGCGTTGGAAGGGGAAATTGTTTGGGACGGCTTTTATCTGGAAGTGGTTGCTTTGGCTTACAATCCATTTAAAGCACACCAGTTAATGGTGCGTGCCAATGTACAAGCGTTTAACTCAATAGGTATGGCAACCGAAGTGCCGCTTGTGATGACAATGACGGTGGCATTCAGTAAAGTGAACGTGGGCGAATATAAAAAAGAGCCGACCGAATATGCGATGACTTACCAAATCAATAACATCAAGCAAGTGATTGATGGCAAAGAAGTGCTGTACTACGATGCCTATAGCAACAAATATAATGTTGCAGGGCAAGATATTTTACAGAAATACCGCACTAACATCGGGCAGTAAATCTTTAAAGTAGTTTAAAATCAACCCGTAGCCAAAAACCGTAAACTCCTTAGTGAAGTTAAACAATACCACTAAGGAGTTTTTTATGCCCAAATCAAATGAAGCAGTGACTACACTTAAAAATTTGCGTGTTTATACCACTCACAAATTGAAATATCCAATCACTAAGCCGGATGGTGAAGTACTGAATGAAATCAACCTACGCCGTATCAAAGGCTCAGATTTAGAAGCTTTTGAAAATAAGAATTTCAATCCGGAAACAGACGACTACAAAATGGTGCGCTTTTATTTAAACCGCCTGTCGAATTGGGTATATGAAGACATTGATGAGCTTGATGCGGCAGATTTTAATGCGCTATCTACCCTGATTATTGAATTGGTTACTGAGGGAAAGCCCAAAAAACCAGTGAATTAAGTGAAGTTTTTGCGGATCTCGCTTGGTGGTTTGGTTGGTCACCAAGCGATTTAATGGAGATGGATTTAGTCGATATTCCCAAATGGGTTGAACAGATGAAAAGGCAAGTTAAAGCAGGCTATGCTCGGGTTTTATAACGTGTGATTGTGGTCAGTAATTCGAGTAGTCCACCGATGATCAGACCTATAAAACCGCTCGCTAAAACGACAGCAAATGCCCCAATCACTAAGACAATCAGGTAAAAAATGTCGTAATGATGAATTGATTTAACGACCAATTCCCCCAAAGCCCACTATAAAAGTCGGCTGCCAACCAGATGGCGAAGCAAATCAGTGAAACTACCATAACGACACGTTGGACTGTTTCAGTAATGTTTGATTCGCCAGTCATATTACGCAGTTTCATTTCTAATCTCCTCTCTCAATGTGTTCTATTTTTATCACAGGATAACTTAAATGGCAAATGAATTAGCAATTGGTTTGGTTATTGGGGCTGCCCTTAAAGGTAGCTTTATTGCAGCATTTGGCAAAGCGCGAAAAACCATTGATGAACTGGGTAATGGTTTGGGCAAGGCTATGCAAACTCAAGAAAAATTAAGCTCAAAAATTGCCAAGTCGCAAGAAAAACAAATTGCTTTACAACAGAAAATATCCAAGGCCTACCTAACAGGTGATGAAAATGTTGCCAAGTTGGTGCGCCGTTATGAGAAAGTGCAAGCCAGCATTAGTAAAGCCGTTGAAAAACAACAGCTTTTTACTAAAGCTATTAAGCGCTCGGAAGCCGCACAACAAACACTCTCAAAAGCAGTTGAACGACAAGAACAGCGCAAAGCCCATAGAGATGAACTGAAAGGCAAAATTTTTAATTCCACTGCGGCAACCGCTGCAGTGGCAATGCCTGTTTGGTCATCGGTAAAAACATTTATTGAACAAGAAGAGTCAGCCAATAATCTTAAAATTGCAATGATGAAAGCCGATGGGACTATCGGTAAATTCAATGAAATAGGCAAAATTGCGGGTGAATTAGGAAAAGATCTGCCGGGAACGAGAAAAGATTTCTATCAACTCGCTGAGGCTCTAAAAAAAACAAGGTATTTCTGATGATGTTTTAGTCGGTGGTGCACTTAAAACATCCGCGGAATTAAACATTTTATTGGATATTAAAGATCATTATGCCGGTGGTGAATTTCTTGCAAAATTTATAGAGTCTCACGGGTTAAGTGAAAAAGAATTACCAAAGGCAGCTGATTATTTGCAACGAGCTATGTTTGCTTCAGGGCTAAGAAAAGAGCAAGTCTATGAGTCAATGAAATACTACGCCCCGAAAGTCAATTCACTCGGATTAACTGGAGCAGAAAACACAGAAAAAATTCTTGCTATTGAAGGTATGGCAGGCGTTCAAGGGCTTGAGGGTTCGACCTTTGGTACGGGATTTAATATGATGCTTTCTCGGATGAATAAAGGGCCGAAGATGATGCGAGCCGCAACCAAAGGAATGAAAGCCGAAGCTCAGGATATGGTAAAAGCGGCTGGGGTGAGTTTTGAGTTCTGGGATAAAAAAGGCAAGTTTAAAGGCATTGATGCAATGCTCACTGAAATGGAAAAGTTCGAGAAAATTCGAGCTAAATTTGGTGATGAAGGTGTTGGTTTAGTTGCAGAAGAGTTGTTCGGTATCGAAGGCGGTCGTCTTGCAGATATTTTGGCTAAAAAAGGGAAAAAAGGTTTAGAGGAAATGCTCACCAAGATGCGTGAGCAAGCAAGTTTACAAGATCGTATTGCTGAAAAAAACGAAAACTCTTGGTGCTGCTTTGGAAGCTCTTGGCGGTGTTTGGGATAGTGCTGTCGGCACATTTGGATCTGCCTTTGCCGATGATATTAAACAGTTTGCCAGTATCGCGCAGGACTTTATTGAAAATAGCCTTACGCCTTGGCTTGAGAAAAATAAACAATTGGTCAAATGGGCAATTGGACTTGCCGCGGGTATGACCACACTGAGTACGGGTATTTATATTGCCAAATTTGCCTTCAGTGGATTAGCGACTGTTGCATCAGGTATGTTGATGCCAATCCGTCTTTTTAAGGCAACAAAAGCGCTTGCCGAGTTAGACAAACTAAATGGTAAAGCAACCGTATTTGACAAAATAGTCAAAGGGTTGGGGAAAACACAACTTGCCACAGCATTTGCCGCTGGCGGATATAAATCCTTTGCTAAAACGGTGATAACCGCAGGAAGAGCAATGCTATTTAGCCCTGTAGGCGCGGTGATTTCTGCAATCGCCGTAGGTGGCTTAGTTATCTATAAATTTTGGCAACCCCTTAAAGCCTTCTTTAGTGGTTTTATTGATGGTGTATCGCAAGGTCTAGCCCCTTTAAAACCAACGATTGAAAGTATAGGTTCGGCTTTTTCATCTATTTGGAATGGCTTAAGTCCGATTGTTTCGCCTGTTTTAGACTTTTTCCGCAACTTATTTTCACTTGAACAAGTTGCAGAAGGTGGGGCAAGAAGCGTTGGGGAAGCTGTGGGGGTATTTATTGGTAATGCTATTTCAACCGTCGCCAATTTGATCTCAACCGCTTGGGGTTCTGTGACTACATTCTTTAGTAATTTATGGACAACATTATCAACTTCAGTAACCCAATTTATTAGCACAATAGGTCAGACAATCCTGAATTTTAATCCATTGGCACTCTTCCAGACTGCATTCTCAACAGTGCTGTCTTGGTTTAGCATTGATTTACCGATGCAGTTTAGCAATTTTGGTAAAAATATTATTGACGGGCTTGTTGGTGGTATCAGCAATGCGTGGAACTTAGCCAAAGAAAAAGTCAGTGAATTAGGCAGTGGCATTAAAGGTTGGTTTGCCGAAAAATTAGGAATCCATTCCCCTAGCCGTGTATTTAAAGGCTACGGTGTCAATGTAGTGGAAGGCTTAGTGATTGGTATGGATAAGGCTCAACCCCTTGCGACTGAAGCCAGTCAACATCTTTCCAATGCGGTGACATTTGAGCCTGTTTTAAATACGGTTGAAACGATGTTTAAACCAACTTTAAGCAAGGAAAAAGGCTTCTTTGGTAGTTTATGGGACGATATTCAATTCGGAGCGAATATGGTTGGCAATCTATTGGGCTTAAATCAACCTACGGATTTACGCACGCCGTCTTTTAATCCTCAAGCAAAAGACGGTGGTTTATTTGCAGATTATCAACCCTTAAATAGAAATGAAGTAGCCAATACCGCAACAACTCATAATCAAGGGATTACGGTGCATTTTAGCCCTAATATCACAATTACTGGTTCAGCCCCTGCCCCTGATTTAAAAGAACAGTTATTGCAAGCGTTAAATGACCCTGCAATGTTATACGGCTTGGAGCAACTGCTTAATCGAGTAAACGACCAATTTGGACGGAGAGCTTACTAATGGCAAATTACGCATTACTTGGCAATATTGCCTTTGATTTATTAAATGCCCCATCAGCCTTTGATGAGCGTCGTTCGGCAACCTTTGCAGAACACGCTGTGTTATCGGGTAAGCCGAAACTTCAGGCAATGGGCGATAATCTTACCGATATTACCTTGCAACTGAAGTTACATCATCAACTTGCCCCAGTGGAGCAACGCTATCAAGCGTTAGTTACTGCAAAAGAGAAACAGGAAGCCCTTGCTCTTGTGTTAGGTTTTTCACGGTTCAAAGGGCATTTTGTGATTACAGATTTGAGTAGCTCCGTCCTATTCAGTGATGCCAAAGGCAACGCCCTTGCCCGTGAAGTGTCTGTGAGCTTGCGTGAATTTGTTGGCAATACCAGTCAGGGCTTGTTGGGTTCTGCGTTGTCAATTGGTGGATTATCTCCCCTTGCATCTATTTTGCCGAAAGATCTGACCCAATTTGTCAGTAAAACGGCTCAGTTAGTCAATAAAGGGGTGCAAGTATATCGCCAAGCACGGCAGGCGATTGATGATGTCCGCAATAGAGTAGCCGTTGTGCGTGCTTTAGCTCATAACCCTTTAGAAGCCTTAACACAACTGCCTGCTTTATTGGGTAGCTTAGGTGCATCTACTCAAGGTTTGGCTGAGATGGTGGGGCTTGGTCATAGCTTTGGCATACTTACACAAGGGATAACAGGGGCTATGCCGTTTTTAAATGGCTTGGCTGAACTGAGTGAAACCTTGCGTACCGCTCAAACTGAATTTAGTCGTGGTTTGGGGCAGAATAATTTGGGGGCGTGGTTTGATCTGGGTGTGAAGGCGATTGATGAAGCTGATGAAATTGCTCAATCAATAGCAAAACCTGCGGCACATCTAACCGCTTGGATTGCTTTACGCAGTGATACGCCACAGCTGAAGGAGAATGTTGATGGGTAGCGTAATCGAACATCAAATTAAGGCAGGTGAACGCTGGGATTTGCTTGCTTATCGCTATTACGGCGATGTGGGTGAAATAAGCCGTTTAATCGATGCCAATCCCCATATTCCGTTTTGTGAAGTATTACCGATGGGGCAGACGTTGTTTGTGCCTGTGATTGCGGTCAAAGCCACATCACAGGCAGATCTCCCACCTTGGATGCAGGAGTAAGCAATGCAAGTACAAACGCCTACCTTTGAGCTGTTTTACGGCAAAACGGTCATTACACATAACATCAAGCCCCATTTGATTAGTCTAACTTATACGGATTATTTAAGTGACCAATCTGATGAGCTACAAGTCACCTTTGAAGATATTGAGCAGAAATGGATTGGCTCTTGGTTTCCGACTCAAGGCGACGAACTGAAACTGCATTTAGGGTATTTGGGCGAGTCGTTAGTCAATTTAGGTTCGTTCGAGTTAGACGAAATTGATTGGTCAAAAGTCAAAGGCAGTGGTTCGGTGGTGACTCTACGAGCCTTAGCGACAGGGATTAGTAAATCCAACCGTACGTTAAAGCCTAAAGCCTATGAGAATACCACCCTTGCGGACATCGTGCGAAAAGTGGCAAAAAACTTGAAACTTGATGTTACGGGAACAGTCGCCAATATCCCAATAAAACGGGTTACGCAGTATCAAGAACGAGATGTAGAGTTTTTAACTCGTCTTGCCCACGAATACCATCACAGTTTTAAGATTGTGGGTAAAACCTTAGTGTTCACCACAATGGAGAGCCTTGAAAATCGTCCACCTGTGACAGTATTGGATTTTTCACAAGTGCTGTCGCTACGGCTTCGAGATCGTATTAAAGATGCAGTGCAAAAGGTTGAAGCGGTGGGATTGAATGCAGATAGTAAAAAAACGGTGAAATCTGAAAAAAGCAGTAAGCCTAAACGCCCCACGAAAAAGCAATCTAAAGCCAGTAATGCAGACACCTTGAAAATTGTGACTCGTGGTGAAAGCCAAGAGCAGATAAAAGCTCGTGCAGATGCAGCTCTGGCTGAACAGAATGATGACCAACAAGCAGGTAATATTCAGGTGATTGGCAATCCTAAGTTAGTCGCAGGTAATACAGTGTTATTGACAGGCTTTGGAATGTTTAGTGGCAAATACTTAATTAAATCCGCTCGTCATAGCTACACTAAAAATCAGGGCTATGTAACCGATCTTGATGTTCGAATGTTGGAATTTATTGAAGATTTACCGACCGCAAGCGGTCTGATTTAACAGGAATTTTGCAAATGAAGAAAGCTGTCGTTACCCATAACTTTGGGGCAACTTATCAAGAAGGTTTTGTAAGTCAAGTCGATCCTAAAAATCACCGTGTCAAAGTCAAAATCCCAACGCTAGAAGATTTTGAAACAGCGTGGTTGCCATTTTTTACTATCAATGCAGGCGGTAATCAGTTTTACGGTTTGCCCGATGTGGGCGAGTTGGTGGCAATGATTTTAGATGCAAGGGGTGAAGGTGGGTATGTGCTTGGGTCGATTTATAATAGTGAAGATCCAACACCTGTTACAGATAGTGAAATCTGGTTACATAAATTCAAAAATGGCACGGAAATTTCTCACGACCGAAGCTCTGGCAATGTGATTGTTAAAACCAGCGGTACAGTCACCGTCACCGCTGCTCAGGCAGTGGTGAATGCCCCGACTGAAATCAACGGTGATACGGTTGTTAATGGCAGTTTACACGCCACGGGTGCAATTACCTCTGCGACCGAAGTCTCTGCACCAAGTGTAAAACAAGGCACTGTTTCGCTAGGTTCTCACGTGCATACTGGGGTGGAAAGTGGTAATAAAACATCAGGCACCCCTAAAGCCTAGTCAATCTTTAAAGTAGTTTAAAAGCCCATCTTCATCATAGCCGTTACACTCACGGCTATGAATACACATACACTTCAACATACACATTGGCAAATTGCCCCTGAAGGCGTTGAGAGCATTCAGGGGGAAGATGATTTACACCAGTGCATTATTAACATCCTTTCTACTCGTAAAGGGAGCGATGTATTACGCCCTGACTTTGGCTCAAATCATTTTGAATATATTGATCAGCCCTTCGATATTGCTGTACCAAATATGGTTCGGGAAATTTTTGTGGCGATTGATAAATGGGAAAAGCGCGTGGTAGTACAAGAAGTGCAAATTAGTGGTGAAGCACCGCATTTTTTCTTTAATGTGAAATGGTGTGTTGCTGAAGATATTGAACGTCAAATTTATGCAACGGAGTTTGATTATGGAAATAAATAGTCGTTATGACATTACCGTTGTGCCTGAAGATGTTAAACAGATTCTTGCCGAGACTATCGCAAAATATGAACAAGATACAGGCAAAGTATTACAACCTGCTCATATTGAACGCTTGATTATCAACGTTTATGCCTTTCGTGAAATGTTGGTGCGTAAAGGGATTAACGAAGCATTTCGTCAAACCTTTCCGCAAACGGCAACGGGGATTGCGTTGGATTTGTGTGGTGAAACATTAGGTTGTTATCGCTTAAAAGACAAATCGGCTCGTTGTGTTCTGCGATTTAGTGTACAAGGTGAACACTCGTCTATTTTAATTCCTAAAGGGACTCAAGTTGCTATTACTGATGATCTGTATTTTATTACGCTAAATGATGATGTGATTACACCTTTGATTTCTTACGTTGAAATTGAAGCAGAATGTAATAAGAAAGGGCTGATTGGTAATGAATGGGAAATTGGTCGGATTAAAAATCTCAGAACGTCACTTAATACGACCGCCACACTTGAAGTCACTAATATTGATAGACCTAGTGGTGGTTTAGTTGAAGAAAACGACGATGACTACCGCAAGCGGATTCTTGCAGCACCTGAAGCATTTAGTTCTTGTGGCTCTATTGCTGCTTATGACTACCATGTTAGAGCGGTGTCGCAAGATATTGCCGATGTCAATATTGCCACCCCTAAAGGGGGGCTTGTTCGTATCACAGTATTAACTAAAACAGGCTTACCCGATACACGTTTATTAAACGACATTAAAAAATATGTTAGTGCAGAGAAACTACGCCCATTGTGCGATACCGTTGAAGTGATTGCGCCGACCAAACGAGATTATCAAATTCAAGCAGAATTGATTTTACTTGATGGTTATCGTGAAGATATTGTGAAAACCAAGGCTCGTGATGCAATGCAGTTATATCTTTCAGATAAAACTAAAAAGCTCGGTATGGATATTGTACCGAGTGCCATTATTTCGGTATTGCGTGTTGATGGCGTATATGATGTGAATTTAATTTCACCGACAAAAACAATCATTGCTGAAAATGAATGGGCAAACTGTACTGCATTGCGAATCGAAGTAAAAGAGGAACGCAGTAATGGCTAAGTTAGTATACCCCGACATCATTGTAAATGACCCTAAATATGTAGCTTTAGCGAATTTGAGCAATCAGTTAGATCATTTAAACCACGCCCAAATTATGACAACAATAGTGGAATTACTAGGTGATGAATTTATTCCACTGTTGGCAGAAAAATGGAGTGTCACAGGTTATAACGGTGAATTTGTTGCAGAAGATAATGACTCTAAACAGGCTCTAATTCGCAATGCGATTGAATTACACCGTAGAAAAGGTACACCTAAGGCAATTCGAGATGTATTACGTTCGCTAGGTTTTGGGGAAATTGAAATAGACGAGGGACTCAAGGACAGAATTTATGAAAATTCTAATGTCGTCAATATCCCAGAAAATGAACGTTGGGCTCATTATGCTATTCGATTAAGAGAACCAGTCACTAATGACCAAGCAACTAATATTCGAAAAATTATGCGTAACTTTGCCCCAGCAAGATGTGTATTAGCAGTACTAGATTATAAAGCCGTTCCCCTTAGATATAACAAAAAAGCTCGTTATAACGGCAAATATAATCACGGTTCAAATTAATTCAACAAAGGACAAAAATAGAAATGGCAGGCTTAAACGAAACAGCAAAATGGGAAAGGGAAGTCTATCAAATTGAAGAAGACGATCCTGTGCTTGGTGGTGTGGAAGGTGTGACTAACAAGCCCCTTAAGCATCTTGCTAATCGTACTTTATATTTAAAACAAGTCCTTGAAGCTGCAGGACAAAAACTGATGCCTAAAAAACTGACAGCAACAACTCGCAACACGGCTGACAATACAGGGCATACTCACGAGATTGATCTCGCAAGTACCACAACCAAAGGACTTGTCCAACTCACCAACGACACAGGACTAGACTCTGAGTCACTGGCATTAACCGCAAAAGCAGGTAAATCCATTGCTCAGTCTGTGGCACAGTTGCAGGTTAATACTAATAATGCACTCAATCAAAAAGTCAATAAAACGGATATCAGTAACGCTGTCAATTCAACATCTCAAACTACAGTGGCATCGTCACAAGCGGTCAAAACGGCTTATGATTTAGCTAATAGTAAATACACGGCTCAAGATGCCAGCCCAACTCAAAAGGGCTTGGTGCAACTCGCCAATAACTTAACCACCAATGATGCTACAAAGGCGTTGACGGCGGCACAGGGAAAAATCTTAAAAGATGAGATTGATGGAATTGAGATTGGGGGGCGGAATTTAATTAAAAATTCTCGTCTATTAAACGACACTACCCACTGGAATGTAATTGGTGGAAGAGATGTTAGAAATGGAATCGCAGTTTTAAAAAGTTTAGATACATCGAGACAATGGTGCTGGAGACAAACTTTTGATTTGCCTGAGAAGCAATATACATTTAGTGCTGAGGTCAAACCCGAAAGAACTGCGTTTTATCTCCATCTGTACAATGGGAAGAGCTGGGTTAATTTTCATGCAAGAAATTTGACTCCGGGCATATGGCAAAAAATATCGATTACCTTCGTCAGTGCGATAAGAAACATTTCATTCATTAATCCAGGTGAAGGACTTATAGAATTACAAAATCCTATGCTTGTCGAAGGCAATAGAGCTATGACTTGGGCTCCAGCGCCCGAAGATTTAACC